TACTCAAATATGAACGATTTAATAAATATAAATTCAAACAATATCAATCAATACACTCGTACCATTTAATAAATATATATATAGCTTGAAACAAAAATAAAAGAATATAATCATAAAGATTTTAATATATTTTAATGGTACATATAAATAACGATTTTATAAAAATAATGTTTGACTTTTATATATTTATTATGGTATAATGGTATTGTAAAGATAAAGCAATATCAAAAGGAGGTAAAAAAGAGATGAAACAAAACCGTGTATCTTATGTTGTAATGCCGTTCAGCGGTGATGCAATTCGTGACCTACAGTTGACAAGGACGTTTAAACGAATTGACGCTGCTAAGCGTTACGGACTTAAAATGGTTAATGAATATAATCATTGCGAATTAACTACTTGTATAAACGGCGAACCAGTAAAAACAGATAACTATTAAAAGGAGATTTTAACATGAGTAGGACAGTACAGACAAAACACACAACATTGAATTTTAAAATGATATGCGACCACGATATTTATGGTGGCAAGTATGTATTATATAGCTATGATACAAAAATTTGCACAATATATCCGCATTTAAAGCGTATTGTCGTTACAACCTATTATCAGTGTAGCGCAACAACTAAACGCCATTTGAGGTGGTTTTTTGAAACGCTATCACTAAATATAGGTGTTGGGGATATTCGCACAGCATTAACTAATGGTACAACAATAAACGATTATAGTGTTACAATAGAATAAATACACCCGCCGCAACAGCGGCGGCAACAACCTCATGCAAAAAGCCTTTACGTGGCGGGGTTGATCAGTAGGAATAACCGAAACTAATTTTTGCATAGCACATTGAAAACAAAATATATTGAAAGGTGGTTTTTGTATGAAGTACAAGACAACAAAAAAAGCAGTTATGGCGGGTTACGGCACTATCTATGCAATAGGTTATTGCAATTTACAACATTTGCTATATTTTAGCAATCCCGTTGCATACACGGTCAATCAATATGGGTGGGCGTGTGATATTTACGATATGGGCGGCGGTGTAGCAATAACCACAGGTTATGCGCCTATAGGTGTGAATATTGAATATGACCTTATTTATTCGTTTGACTGTCAAGCGGCGGACATAATATACGATTATACCATACCTTATGACGAAAAGCCCTTTAAAATAAAACGCTTATTAAGACGTTTTTGTCATTAGCGCCAACACATTTGAAAGGTGGTGTTAACAATGACTAATGCAGAAAAAAACGGCGTTTTAATTCTCCCATGTATTGCTTATTATAGCGGTTTCGGTGGTATAGAGATAAAATCTATAGTATATCGCAATGAGTATTATGTCACATTTGTTGCAGGTGCATGGTGTAGCAATAAAACCGTGCACCATACCCGTATATATCACACTTTAAAAGGCAATGCTTATTTTCTTTATAAGGGTATAAGAATACCATTAAATGACTGTGTGAGGTGTGATATACCATGAGAGAGTCAATGGTACAACTAATAATTTTAGCGGTTATGTGTGGTATTTTCGGCGGTTTATACGCTGCCGAAAGCGCCGCTAATATACAACTGAAAGAACATATAAAGCAACTTGAACAGGCACTACAAGAAATATTAGAGGTGTGTAAAAAATGACAGATCCCATCACGGTTATAATAGTCTTATCAATTTTTATCGCCCTTTTAGGTCTTATCGGTCTTGCACTTGTTCATGTTATAATTGAACAGGACAGACTTATAAAAGAGTTAAAAGACGATATTCACTTTTTAACCTATCACTAATCGAAAGCGGCAACAATGCCGCTTTTTGATACCTCAACGATTTAAAAAATATAAACTCAATAAAATTATAGTGAAGTAAAATGCACACTCAAAAGGTACGTCCACCGTCCCACCGCCCACCGTCAAAATGCACAATTAAATTCTCAAATATGCACTCAAATTTTTTCCACCCGTCGGTTAGTCACCCCTAACCGATTTTTCGACTTCAACGAATTATGACCGTTCTCCATGACCCCTACTGTACCAGCTTTTTTCAAAAATTCTTTCACACAAAAATTTTCACATAAAAATAAAAATATCTCAAAACATTTTGCACCTAAAATAAAATATTCAGAATTTCCAAAAATAATCTCAATTCAAAAAGCATTTCAACATTTCAAACAAAACCACAAATAAAAATTCCAACAAATCCAAAAATACCACACCCACCTTTTGATTTTCAAAGTAACTCTATGCAACAAAAGAGAGGTGCAAAATAGCACCCCTCGAAAATTGTTTAGTCGCCAACATTGGTATTGTTCCAATGGTGTCTTATTTCAGTAAGGCTTGTTCCCGTTGCAAACCTGCACCCAGCTACAAGTGCGTTGATAGTTGTTTGTCCTGTCGGAACTGTCATGCTTTCAGTGTCAAAATAACAGCTGAAAATCTTAATAGGTTTGTCAGGGTTTGTTGTGGGTTCAAGGTATAATCCGTGCGAACAATAGCAGTTCTCCATAGTGAAAATGGCAAGAGGGTCACCCTGCACACAATAAACGTCAACATTTTCAAACGTACAATTTTTAAATGTTGCGTACGCATTATCTGTAACCATAACTTTATTATTAACATAAGAGGGAGCAACAAAACGACAATTTTCAAATTCCGCGCGTCCACCATTTATTGTTATAATAGCGTTTCCGTTTGTAATGTTAAAGGTGCAGTTTATAAACCTAACTACGTTTTCATAATCGTAGCCGTTCATATCGTTTCCAATATCCGTATTTGCCGCAATGCCAATAGTTTTATTAGCAATATCAAATACAAACTTTGTTACACTACCGTTGTTAGATAAAATATCATTTCCAAAGCTGTCCCATTCGTTGATACTGTTGCCATGAATATTAAGTGTTGCACTACGGTCAAACCAACTTGTTTCAAGTTCACTTTCAAACTTTAAAGCTTTTATATTGCTGTAGGTGGGAGCATATATTGCGGTTTCAAAGGTACTTTGTAATATCACATCATGAGTGTCTCCCGCATAAATCTTAATATCTGTATCTCCGCCGATAGTAACATCATTATCAGCCGCCTGCAACATAACACTATCTGTTACAAACTTAACAGCACCGTCCTCTGCATGAATTTCAACATCGTCAACCTCATGGGTTATGCCTAAGTCAATATATGTGTTAGAATTGCTACTTATTAATTTAACGCCGTCAGTACCTGCGTGAATACGATTATCACTTTGATGTTTGAGCAATATATCTTCACCAGCATTTATAACAATATTATCACTGTCAGTAAAACCAACACTTAAATATGTTTGCGAACTGTCACTTTTAATATTCACACCGTCGCCGTCAATCGTAATTTCAGAATTGCCAAGGTTCGTTTGCATTTTTGTTACATCACGTATTAATGTAAAATTAACAGACTGTGTATTCCCTGCATTAGGAATATATCCCTGCAACTGCTGATTAACCCAACTTTGTGAAGCACTACCGCTCGTTGCATTTTCAACATCTTCAATGGTAGCAATCTCACGTTTTACAGTCAAACTCGTACCACTTTTAAAATAAAATGCCTGTCCTGTTGAAGCAGGCGACAGATTAATTGAACCTGCGCCAAACGGGGATAAATTATCGCCTACAACAATATGTGCCGAACTTAAATTGCCCGCAAATATCTGCACTCTGTCACTTTCCACACTCAATCTCGTATTAGAATTATCTCTAATAAGGAACATAGGTGTTGTAAACTGTACACCCGTAAGAGTAGCCGTAAAATTCATACTCTGTCTACTCAAACCAAAGCTACCATTAACAGTATTTCCCGCATTAGGAATATATCCGTCAAAATCTGCTTTAACAGCAATCTCTCTGCCGTCAACTGTTAGCAGATTATTAGGGTTGAGATAATACGCTTTACCAGTGTTATTGTTAGTAGTGATTTTAGTGTTACCACTACAAACAGTAGTATAACCATTTTCAATATCAACTGCTGGTGCTGATGGTGTTAAATTACTTGCCGCATATATGTACGGCGCACCACTGGGCGGCGAAAACGTAAATCCATTACTCTGTGCATACCAAGCCCCACTTGCACCAATAAACCTAAAGTCGCTACGTGTCAAGTCAAGTGTCATATTACTAAGCGAATTACCACCGTTAGGAATATAACTTGCTCTTATAGCACTTTCCGCACCCTCGGCACGACTTCTTTCCGTGCTGATTTTACCGTCAAGGCTCTGCTCTTCCGTTGTCGCTCTTGTAACCTCATCGGCAAGGTCACTCGCTACACTATCTATGCTATCCTGCAAATTTTCATCAGCCTGCTGTCTATCGACAATTTCCTCTGATAAATCCCTTGCAACATCAGCAATATCAGCACTTATCTCATTTTCCCTCGCTGTCGCTCTCGTAATCTCTGCATTAAGGTCAGTCCTTATTGCACCCTCTGCATTAGTCGCTCTTGTCGTTTCCGTCTGAATAGCAGTCTGCAAATTTCCCTCTACCTGTTCGGCTCTATCCGTTTCATCTTCAATAGCCTGTTCAAGTTCGCTCTCTTTCGCTGCCGCTCTTTCATACTCTGCAACTAATCTCTGTGATAACGCATTTTCAGCCGCTGTCGCTCTATCTGTTTCAGCCTGTTCAGCCGCCGTTGCTCTTGTCGTTTCAGCTTCAATCTTTGTGTCAAGTGCCTGCTCTGCTGCTGTTGCTCTTGCAACTTCCGCACGGATAGCCGCCCAAAGATCGTCAAGTAATGCCGCAACATATTCTTTGACATCCTCGAATTTCTCTTCCCACCAGTTACCGAAAATAGAGTTCCACTCGCCCCATGTATCGCTGTTATTCTCACGGAAATATATGTCTTTACCAGTTATAAATAACTGATAATTGCCTTTTGTGGAGTACTCTTTGTTATCGTCTGTAACTTCGAGCCACTCATTACCAACACGCTTAACCACAAAATTGGAGAGGTTAAACAGTACCGCTTCATGGTTATATGGTTTTGCGCTTTCGGGTAAGTTTGCGGGAACATTCTGTGTGCTGCCCTCAACAAACTGCATACGATATACAGTGTTCATCTGTGCGTTATCAGCGTCAGGAAGAATTTCAAGGTAGTTGTCATTTGTGATAGCTGCTTCAAAATTGATTATGCCTTTACTCTGATAAAATGCAAAATAATCATTGACAAAACCTTGCAACTCACAAAACGCCTGTGCAAGTTCTTCAACATTTATCATCATCATTTTTTCATCGTTTAGCATATTGTTGAGGTAGTCCGCAACTTTCGCCAGTACCTCATAATAACTTAAACTATCATCATAAGCAAGTGGGATAACCTTGTTACACCAAAAATTAAAATGGTGTGGTATATGTGGGTGCAACATCATAGGTCTAAACCTCGCACTATGGTTTCTCGGCGCTTCATGCCTATGTGGGAACGGGTGTGGGTGTCCGTCATAAGGTGGTATCGGCGCAAACGGCGGTGGTGTAATGTGGTGGTGTATATCTTTACTCATTAAAAATCACTCCTTTACTGTTTCACGTGAAACATTAAACAAATAGTCCAAAAAATAAATCTGATAATTCGTCAATTATCATCTTATCTATATTTAAAAATGTTGTCCTAAATTCAAGCAACATTTTAGAGTAAGTTAAATCGCTGATTTTCCCTGCTGTTCTGTTCACATATTCGTCCATGTTGCGAACAGTATGCTTCATATCATCTTTGACATTTTCAAGGAATTTTCTGTTGTTTGCTGTGTCCTTATTCGCAACATACACATTACCTATCTGTTTATCACGAGTGTAGTCTGTTACATCGTCAACATTACCCGTAAAGTCTGTGGTTGTGTCATCGTCCGTATGGTCTGTCTGTTCATCTGTTTCGTTTCGTTCTGTGTCCTGTTCACTATGCACAACATCTTTGCTAACCTTATCCGTATTGACAGTATTGTGTTCCGTCTGTTTAGTATTCTCTGTCTGGTCTTTTTCAAAGTCCTTTGTTCCTGTCTTATCGTCAACAAAGTCGGTTGTAGTCGTTTCATCAATGTCATAATGCGTGTGGTGCGTTTCGTCAATATCATGCGTTACAGTGTCAAGCCCGTCTTTTTTCTTTGTTTCATTGCCTGTGTCCTTTGTCACAGTATGATCGTCTGTAATTTGCTGATAGTTCCTTGTATGGTATACATCATCGTCTGTTGTTTCATCAAAGTCCTTGTACCCATTTGCTGTTGCGTGTGTTTCCCTGTCACTCATACCCTCGGTATGTTCAGCCGTTTCAATATCACGTCCATTAGTCAACCAACCGACAAACATTTTGGTTTTTAAACCTTGTCTTTCACCTGTTGTCGGATCAACACCTATTTCCTGTCCGTTACCACCGTCAACATAGTTTAAGTTGCCCTGTGGAGTATCAGAATAAAGGTCAAGACTTTCGCCTTTTTTATCCTCTTCCGTTTTAAGATGTTCTGTTCCGTCATTCTTATCAAAAGTTGATGTATATTCAGACTTTTGGATATTCCTGTTATCAGCACCAGTACCAAGATCATCAAAGGTTTTATTTTCCTGCTTGTCATTTGTGAGGTCAGGTGTACGTACCTCTTTTTCGTCAATAACAGTTGTATCAACGTCCTGCCCTTTGTCGGTCAAGTGCGTATCGTTGTTACCGACTTTATGTGCAACAGTGTTGCTCTCTTCATGCTCGACAGTGTCAGTATGCTCTTTATCATGTAAAGTAACATCTTTGTTGAGTTCCTTATCCTCAACACTCTTGACATTTTCTGTATAATCGTCTGTTGTATCGGTTGTAACCTCTGTAACCTCATTTTCTGTCTTAACACTATGGTAGTCAATATCTTCGACTTTATCCGTGTGGGTAACAGTCTTTTCATTTTCTGTTGTGTTATCAACAATTTTTTCGTCTGTGTTGAGTGTGTAGTCGCTGTCAATCTCTTCTGCAAAATCGGTGTTGTTTTCAGTATCAACATTACGCAATCTTGCCTTGCGTTCATTTGCTCGACCCTTATGTGTCGTTGTGTAGTCCACATCAAAGAACGGATTGAATTTGAGTAACTCACTTTCATATAACTGGTTATAGTAAGGCATAATCTCATTAAGTCTTGACATCAACCTAAGTTTCCACAGACCGACAGTTTCTTCGCATATCTCACGGGTGTAGTAGTGCATAAGGATTTTTGTTTCAAGCACACGTCTGTAACTTTCGTCAAAAATGGGGTATGTAAAATCAAAAATTTTGGGACAAGCTTCAAAAACTACATCGGGTATATCTGCATATCCGCTGCGTTTCTTTGTGCTATACATTTCACATATCGTCCGCACCTGTGTTGTGTAACTCGACATTATCATCACTTCCCTCTATATAGTCCTCGGGTAAGTCTATATCCTCATCATTAAATGATACAGATATATTTGTACCGAACATCTTGTTTATTTTCTCACACGCAAGTTCACGCTGTTGTAAACGTATTTGACGATTAAGGAAAACACCACCCTGTGTTCTTTCCACCTCATCGGAAATAAGTCTTTCCTTTTTCTCAACAGATACATTGGCAATTCCTAAAAAGGTCAATGCTTCATTCCAGTAGTCCATTTTTAAGTTCCAAAGTCTATCACCCATATAAGGTGCGTCTGTCCGAACAGCGCTTATCTCGCTATCCTTTACAGTTTTATCTGCAAAGATATAGGGAACATTTTCTTCATACTTTCGATACAAGTTTCTAAGTGTCATAAGTTGGTTTTCATTACACACTATCAAAACAGGGGTCTTTTGTGCATTTGCGTTTACTAAGATTGTCTGGTCTAAGTCATACAGTATATTCGCATAGTGTACAAGATTGATATTACCCTCGATACGCAAATTGTTGTTGTAAACAGGAACGCAATCTTTATACGTCCTATGTGTTGTGTAGCCGTTATAGCCGTATATCTCAAACTCTGTCGGGTTGCCGTACACATCAAAATTGCCTGCGCCCGTATTAAAGCGCAAGTTCATCAATTCGCCTGTGACCTCTTCACGGAAAAACACGGCTCGACCTGTTTCAAGCAAGGATAATTCAAGATAACGTGGATCGCACGTTTCGGGTAAGTTTTCCCATTTGAAACATGACAGGGATAACTCGACAAGTCTTAAAAAATAGTCATGTGCACATATTTTATTATTTATGATTGTTCTATCCCCAAGGGATTTTCTATTGAAAAAAGGCATTTTACCACCTCTCTTTACTGCGGTACATTAGCCGCTTTTAAACTGTCATAACGTCCTACCTCATTGGGGTTTTTCCAAAAGGTTATTCCGTTTTGATATATAGATATTATTTTCTTCATATAGTATTGAGGTACACTTGTTCCCTTGCCCTCACTCATAAACAACTCCCAATGAAATGACATTTCCCTGCACTTTATGTAGTTAAAGTGAGGTCTGCAAGTACTGTAATTACGTATGTTAGGTACTTTTACCTTATTTACACTATATCCGTACATGGTAAAGTAGTCGTCAACTACTCTTGCACCCTCTGCACATATTTGTACAGTCTTAAAATAAAAATTCATTGTGCCATCTGAAATGTCAGAATAAACACCTTGTGGAATTTTTATTGTTGCGGGCGTGTGAGCAGCTGAATAAAAGTCAGCGCCTGCACTTGCCAAAGTGGTAATACCTGCACTACCAACATTTGGGTTTCCTTGTGCTACACCATAGACCAGTTCGCCCGTACCAATAGCCAATTTGCCTAATTCAGTCCATGAATTAGTACCCCACCATGCAGCAAAATTATCACTGCTTGTTTGCATTTGTGGAAAGTTAGTCATTACAATACACTTGTTATAATCGGTTGTAATTGGTACGGATTTACTATCATAATTTAGTGGTGTGCATTTGATTGTAGGTATACCTGCTACACATGGGTCAAGTTTAAATGTTGGTTCATTAGTATCGAATAACTCAAACTTAAATATTCCCTCTGTGGTATTGCTGTCAACATCAATATAAGAAAAAGGAAACGCAAATAAACGTTTATTAACTGGTACATACCCGTCAATATCTGTGGGTGTTTTCATTCTATGAATAAATGTTGTTGTGGTACTTCCACTTGAAAACGCTGTCGGAAAGAAAAACATTGCATAAATACCGTCTAATGCGTTTAGTTGTGCAAGGTTTTGTAGCGCTGTTTCCAAAGTGCTTATATCTGCGGGAAAGTCATACCGTGATAGCATACCACCAACAGGAATATTATCATATATACTTATAACAGGTTTTGTTACATCTCCCTCGGGGTCATAAGTTGTTCCCATTATGATAGACCAGTTATTAAAATATTCGCTTTTTTCAATGTTGGTATTCACAAAAGGAAATTGGGGCAACGGTTCAGGTTGTAAGTGTTCATATAGTTCATCGGTCAAGGTGTGTTCTCGTACAACAAAGCACTCCCTCAACTCATAATTCCACATAAAGGTTTGCATGACATCAATCTCAAACTGTAACTCTGTACAATAGTCATTTACATATATGACCTCATGTACAAAAGCAAAAAACCACATCTGCCCAAAATCTCTGTTTTGATATGCCATGTAGTTACAGTCATAGAAATTGCAAGCGTTACCTTGTATGCGTACATACTGCCGTTCGTTCCTTGTGAAACTGTTTCCGACAAGTCTAACCTTGTCTATAGTATTTGCACGGGGTGTGAGTAAATCCTCATACCCCGTACTTTCTTCATTACACCCAAAGTAAGCAAGCTGTTGCTCTCTTGTTTCAAAGTGCAATGTGTTTTGATAAGTTTCATCCAGTGGAACAAAGCGGTAAACATTTATTTGACCTTTTGGGATAAAGGGGATAAATGTTGCCATGTAACCACCTCTTTAAATTACGATATTTCTGATAATGTCAAAAGCGTCTGTCATGTCAGAAATTGCACTGGATATTTGTGTTTTCTGTTCGGGAGATAAGTTTTCATCATCAAAACGAACACTGCTGTCATAGCTGTCGTTGTCTGATACACTTAATCTTATATTTCTTGTTGCCATATTATCACGCTCCTATTAGGGTGCTACACCGATTGTTGGTGTATTGACTTTGCCGTTGGTAAATGTTATTTGAATATCAACATCGTCACCCGTTTCAGCATTACCAAATGAGGTTAATGTTATAACATTATTTTCAAATGTAAGTTCAATATCGCCAACACCCTCAACATTTGCAATCTGTGTGCCACCGATAGTAGTTGTGTCGGGTACAATAGCAATACCATAAGGAACATTTAATGCAAGTGTGGTTGTAGCAGCTATCGGCTGTCCTGTTGTAAAGTCAACCAGTGTAACATCAGGTGTTACCTCTGCGTTATAGATTGACTGGTCTACAATAGCAACACTCGTATGGAACGGCGAAACGCTGAACAGTTTCCAACTATGTAAATCATAGTTCCAGTATCTACCCTGCACGTTGCGAATATCGCCCATTTCAATTTCCTTGTCGAAAATCATAAAATAGTTTTCATCAACAACAACAGCATAAACCTTGTCAAGCAGTGCATTTTCGGCAGGAGATATACCCTTATATGTTTTGTCATACTGGAATATCAGTCCAAGTCTTTCCAGTTCATCGGGGTCGAAGCTGAAACTCGGTGTAAGTATTCTCTTTGTCATAAAGTCTGCATAGTTGAGGTTAAATGCACTTGCAAGCGCATATACATCAACGTGACTTTCAAACTTTGCTGAAATGATAAGCTGCTGTTCGGAAATTTCCGACTTGTTAAGAACGTGTGCTACATTGTACATTCTTGACGGGAACACCAGTTTGTTGTTAAGTGTTCTGATAGCAGCAAGTGTAGCCTTTGCGTTATCGCCCGTTTCTGCGCCGACTGTGGATAAATATGTAAAGTGATTATCCAGTATACGTCTTGCAAGCAGATAACGCATTGTCAGAAATTCATCATAATAGAGTGCTGTGTACATACTCTGTATGATTTTATTCGCAAGGTCTGTAACGCCGCTATATGCAAGGAACGATTTTTCAAGGTCTGCACGCTGAATAGTTCTCTTATAAAATTTTTGCCAGTTCATAACATGGAACGCTGAACGCACATCGGGAATTTCTCTCTTGAAAACTTCTTCCTCTGCTACCTCTGCACTGTACTCATGTGGTGTTGCAATGTCAACCCATACCTCTTCCACACTTTCGCCAAGACCAAGATAACCCTTTTTAAACCTGCGCCAAGGGTTCTCAAAGTTCATTGATTTAATAACGACAAAAGCTATGCGGTTGACAAGTGCCGACAGAAACTCATTCTGTAACTCAGGGTAGTCCATAATGACTGTACCAATTTCTCTGATACTGTCAGCGTTAGGCTGCGCAAAGGGCACATAATTTGAATAGTTAATGCTTGCATGGTTTCTGATTGTGTTTAGTACCACATCAGACGTGTTTGTTAAAGTAATTCTACGTGGAATTGTAGGCATTAAAAATCACTCCTTTAATCTGTAATTTCAGTAAAAAGATTGTCAAACTCTAAGTTTGACTGTTCGGGTTCTTTTCCGTATTGGTTATTTTGTTCGGGTGTTGGTAGTGGTTGCGTGGGTGTAGTGAAAAAAGCTTCTTTGTACTTGTTTCTCCACTCATTTTCCGTGTCTGTCTTTGCCTGTTCAAGTTCCTTTACCTTGTTGTTTAGTTCTTCAATTTCCTTGCTGTGGTCTACGGGTGTTTCAATATCCTTTAAATACTGTAAAACACCTAAGACTGTATCGTCATTTCTTTCGCCGATTATCTCTTTGATTGCGTTCATAAATTCTTCTTTTGTCATAATTCATTCTCCTATAAAGTGTTAGCCATGTTGATAATTAAGTCGGGTAAGTATTTCACAACTTTTGCTGCATTATACCAGTAATCGGGTGTAGCAATAGCACCCTTTTCAACCAGTATTTTCATTGCGCTTTCAAAGTCAGTTATTCGTCCTTTGTTGCTGAAAATTGTTTCATCGTATAAAAGTGATATATCACATCTTCCTGTTATGCCGTTTACCACACCCATTGACGTAAATTGCCATAAGGATATAGCACCCTTGACAACAGGCTTGGTCTGTGGGTTGCCTGTGTTGCTACCATATTTAGCAATCCATAATGGTACATCTCCTATACCTATCGGGAACGCTTTATTATAGTACGCTTCACTCATGTAAAGTCCTGCGGTGTAACCATAGTCCTTGACGTTCTTTGCAAAAGTATCAAATAAACGAGGTGCAAGGTCAACTTGATACATTTCTTCAATGTCATACCACACAACTTTTGATAAACGTGGATAGTCTTTGTATGGTTCGATAAGTCTGATAAGGTGGTTTGCTTCACTTGCCGCCTGTGTGGACGATTTAGCATAAGAATAGATATAAATACCGATATTCATTCCTGCGGAAATAGCCGCTTCTATGTACTCTCTATACTTGCTGTCGTCCTGCTTGCTATAGTTATCGCCGTAACCACACCTTATTATAACAGTATCGACCACTTTGGATAGTGCATTAAAATCAATGTTGCCGTTGTGATATGATATATCAATTACTCTTTTTTCTGCCATTTCTCAACCGTCCTTTCAAGTCTGTCGATTGCCTTTGTGTTGTTGTCGATTGCTTTTGAGAAATTTGCCGATAATGTTTCCATTTCTTCTTTATGTTGCTTTTGCATAATTGATTGATTATACATAAGATAAAAGCATAAAGCAACAGGAAAACCAACATTAGAAATAAAGTCGGCAATGTTCATCTCACCACCCCTTTATTGTTTCACGTGAAACATAGTTAAGTAATATTGTTACCTAACTATATTATAGCATGAAACCCGCTGATTGTCAATATTTGCTTGACAAAATATCAAAATTTTGTTATAATAAAAAGAAAAAGGGTGCTATGAAACATGAACGAAAAACCAACATTTTATGACGGAACAAAACTCCTATCAATGAGAGATTTAAATAATGATCGTCCCGAAATTTATATGTGTACTTCTAACCGCTCTGCGGGCAAAACAACATGGTTTAACAGATACTTTGTTAAAAAGTTTCTTGAAACACATGAAAAGTTTATGCTGTTCTATCGGTTTAAGTATGAAATAAGTGACTGCGCTGATAAGTTCTTTAAAGATATTCACGGGCTTTTCTTTCCCGACTGTGATATGTACAGTAAACCTCGGAACGGTGTATACCATGAATTGTTTTTAAATGACTTTCCGTGCGGTTATGCTGTTAGTTTAAATTCAGCAGACCAGTTAAAAAAGTATAGCCATTTATTTAGTGATACACAAAGAATACTGTTCGATGAATTTCAATCCGAAAACAATTCATACGTTTCTGATGAAATTAAAAAGTTCATCTCGATACATACCTCTGTTGCCCGTGGTAATGGGTCACAAAGCAGATATTTACCTGTTTATATGTTATCGAATAATGTGTCGGTTCTAAATCCTTATTTTGCGGAGTTGGGTGTGTCAGCAAGATTGACAAGTGAAACTAACTTCCTGCGGGGTAATGGTTGGGTGCTTGAACAGGGCTTTAATGAGGGTGCAAGCAAGGCACAATTAGAGAGTAAATTCATGCAAGCATTTTCACAAAATGATTATATTGGATATTTGACAAGTAAAGATTATTTATATAATGATAAAGCATTTATCGAAAAAATGACTGGTGTGTCAAGGTACTTATGCACATTCAGACACCAAGGAAAACTATATTCGATAAGGGAGTTTCCTAATGATAAAGTGCTTTATGTTGACAATTCGATTGATGAAACATTCAAGCTGAAAATAGCTGTTGACGTTGAAGATATGCTGCCCGAGTACCAACTGCGTATGCCTAATGATATTTTCATTCAAGCGTTTAGGCGGTACTTCAACAGTGGGTGTTTCAGATTTAAAAACATGGAGTGTAAGGCTTCATTGATATGTTTACTTAAATATTAAGTTATCATCATGGTTGTTTACATTTGAGAGTGTGAGGGTGGTACAGAGTGAAATCTGCCTTGTGCTCAATCGGAAACCAACCGCCTATGTAAATGCTATGTCAATGATAAAGAAAAGGATAGGGTTTTCCCTATCCTTTTTGTTTTAACATAGTGTACAGTGGTCTTTTATAAATTGGTTTGCTAAATCAACAGCTGTGTCGTTAAATTGACTTAATCTCGGTGGTACATACACAAACGTCATTCTGTCGTCAGCTATACCATGTATTATCAATGTCATAGCTTTTTGTGCGTGTTCCTCACTATCATAAACTCCTAACCGTATTTGTGTTAAGCCTTTTCCTGTCAATGTAATATTTGCCATTAAAACATAATAATCATCTCCCATTACTATATTCATAGCTTCAATTCTTGTTGACGGTATAGCTGTATTTTGATTTTGTGTTATTATATATTTCATATTATTCCCCTTTTCCTTTTAGTGCATTTCAAAAGTAGTTGTTACAAGTAGTGTGCCACCCTCAACCTGTTTTGCTAACAGCTTCGAGGGGATTTTTAGTCCAACTGTAAAATCCTGCATTGTTCTGTGTGTTTTCAGAAATTCCTGTTCCTCATCTGTCATATTGTCTATTTCTTCAATACCTTGTAATGATAGATTAAACAGTTCTTTACATCGTTTTCCCATGCCTGCACACTTTATTTCATAGTATGGATTTTCAATGGGTATTTGATTTTCATGTGTGATATGTTCGATATAGGTTTTCTGCCGTGTGAAAATTGCCTTATCCCAACAGCTTTCAAGTTTCCATTTAAGAAAAGCGTTATCGTCCACTTCAATTCCCTTTATCTGTTCGGGTGGTAAGTCACAGTGTATGCTGTCGGTATCTGCGTATATAAAACCTGCTTTATCTACACCATGATAGTTTGCTTGCGCTGCTCGGATTGTAAAATTGCGGGCATAACTTGTAACAGCTGCACCACACGCAACAGATATTAGTTTCTTTTCATGCGCTTCTTGCGTGTAAAATGACAAAGCGTTATTGTCGTTGAGATAAGCGACTTTGAAACTGCTATCATCATTTGAAGCAAGCTTGCCATATAAATTATTTAAGAATAATTTCGCAATCGTGCGCATACCGTCTTTTGAGTTTTCCTTGACTTTTCGCCACTCATCAATATAATCATCAAATAAACCAACCATAACTGGGAAAGAACAGCCGCCTATTACTTTGCAATTTATTAAATCATAGTGTTCTTTGATAAGCGCATAGTCAGTCATTGACAGGACAAGGCGTACAGATGAAATCTGTTTTTCATCATTCCAGTCAAGATAGTATCGGCTATATTTACCTGTCTTTTTGTTGTAAATTCGACTGGTTGTCAACCACTCTGTTGGTTTGTAAAGTGGGTTTTTCTTTATCTGTATACAAGGGAGATAACCCTCTTTGAGTTCAAACTCTGTTTCAATTTCAACAAAGTAATACCACCCGTTATCAATGACATTCTGAGGTATATCTCCAACAAAGAATTTGGGCTTACTAACAGGGTAAGGGTTGCCACTTTCGCCACTCATAACAGACGGGTAAAGGCTGTTTACGTCTGCGGTTGTGCCATTGTGATATATTCTGCCCTCTTTACCTTTGACAAGATAGCACCAACCGCCTTTATAGCTTTTGCGAATAAAATCATCTGCGGTCAAGGTGTGTTCATCACGCAACTCAACAGGTATTTCAATTTGGTCTAATGGCGGAAAATACTCTTTGAAGAAACTTTCGCTTATCTTCGATTTAAAGTCCTTTAAACAGCATGATCCGATTGTTATTCCGTTGTGACCTTGTGCGAAAAAGGTGGATAATGCTTCACTCATTACAAGTACGTCATTTTTAATGTATGCGAGTTCGTCCTCTGTGATTATGCCGTTTGCGTGTCTTTCGCCTACATAGTCCATTTCCAACTTTTGGTGCTGTGTTTTAAATGCTTTACCTATTTTGGCTACGGATAAGGGCAAAAGTTTTAGACTGTCATATATGTGTATAATTTTATCCTTTGCCTTTAGAGTTATTACGTACCACTCGCCCATAGTTGAAATGGTGTACTTGTATGAAAAGTTCTTCATATCCTTTTCGGGTATAGGGAAATATTCTTCTCCGATAATGTCAAACGCCTGTTCCCACTCGGGGTTGTTTAAAAGGTAGTTGAGGATAAATGATCCATCAAAGGATAAGTTATGAAACCATATATTTTTGTGGTACGGCATAGCAATTATGTTGTAAATAAAATCTTCAATGCTCTTCCACACTATGACGTGTTCAGGGTTTGTGTTGCCTATCTCGCATAAAGCGGCAGACCATACCTCTGTGTGAGTCTGTGTATTTGTGTTTTCGTTTACTGTTGTTTCAAAGTCTGCTACATAGTTTACTGTCTTTTTCATTGTGTCATCTCCTGTTCCATACATTGTTGTAAAGTCCATTGTTATTATCTCTTTTGCTTGACCTATAGCCGATACCTTTGCGCCAGTTTACCAGCTCCATGTTTATGGTATCTGTTTGTTCATAACGCTCTATTTCTGTGTCAAGACTGTCCGCTACCTCGTCATAGCCCTCACGGCGCATAAGGTTTGATAATTTGCGTAAATAATCAAAGGCTCTTCCTAAACCATAATACATATATTGGTCTATATCTCCAATTTCTGTCTGTATTTGACTAAGTAACATTGCAAAAGTTTCGGGGTCTAAATCGCCTAACATTGTATCAACAATATCGTCAAGTGTGTTGACAAGTGAGGGCGCTTCGGTTGAGTAGTTACCATACATATCTTTGAAATTTTCTATTGCTTCGTCATATATTGAGGGTAGTTCTTCTAAATCGTCAAAATCAACTTCATCTGTTGTTTCAGTTACATCTGTCGGCTGCGGTGTTTTCTCTGTGTCCTCTGCCGTTTCTTCAATCTCACGTTGCGGAGATTTTTCGGTTTTGTTCTTTTTAGGCGGTGTTTTTACAGATCCGTTTTCTAAATCGTTGAGGTATTCTTTTAAAGCTTCGGGGTCGAGTGGTAAACCTGTTTTTCGATAATCTCCCTCTGGTAAATAACGCTTGTATTGATTTAAAAAGGTTTGTACAGTAATTCCGTATTGTTCAGCGTATAAGACGGCTATATCATGCAACTTTTTTGTATCACGTCTGAATTGTGACTTTGATTTAGGTGGTTTAACCTGTGGTGTTGATACTGATACCTGCGGTAAACGTCTAACTGTCTGTGGTGTACGTATTCTTGTGGGTATTCTAACACCTCGCATTGTACGTAAACCACTTAGCCTTGCTTCTGTTACCTTTTTGGGTTTTGGTGGGAGAATAACCTCGACTTTGTGTCTTTTCTGATATCGGAGTAGTCGGTCAATTTCTGCGTTCCATGCTTTTTGTCCTGCGGTACGTGGTTTTGTGAATTTACTGTTGATTGGCAATTAAATCCACCTCGTTTCTTTTAGTTTGTTTCACGTGAAACATTAAATTTAAAAGGGCAAGGTCATTAGCCCCTACCCTTTGAAACCTGTGCAACTATATTTAGTTTATACTGAAAAAATAATTTCTTATAAGTGGTGTTAATAAATGGTTTTAAGTGTTACCTCAAAGGCTCAAGCGAGGTTACACTTAATAAAGTCGCCGTCAAAGTTGTTGCTCTTTACCTTGTAAAATTCGAGGGTAAAGCCGCCGCTAAGTTCGTCAGCAGCTTCGAGTTCCTTGTATATCTCCATTGCGGAAATATACGCTGTTTCGCTACCTGTACGAAACTTCTTACCGTCTGTCGCTACAATGACGTAAACTTTGTAATCGGAGTTGCCCTTGCTCTGTTCGTTGTGGACTGTTACCTCGATAATGTTGTCTACGTCTATAACGATTTTGGGGTTTTCAGCGGTTATCATCTCGTTCAGCTTGTCTGCCGATGAAAAGTCTTTGACCGCTATGCGTTGTCTTGCTGTTAAGTCTTTCAAGCAGCTTGTTACGTCTGCTGTGTAGTTTCTTTCTGCCATGGTTTATGCCTCACTTTCTGTATCTGTTGGTTGTGTTGTTAAGTGTGCGTGTTCAAGGAAAAAGTCAAGGGGCATTGTGTATACACCCTCTTTTCTTTCTGTCTTGACAACTGTGATAAAAGTTAAATCTTTATCCAGTGCATCTTTGGCTGCCTTGTCTGTGTCTTTGTTTGTTGTCACTGTGACAGTCAAAACTTCGTCTGTTGCTGCTTTGTAGCATTTTACTGTTTTCTCGTAAAATGCTATAGTTCTTGTTACAGATGGTTTTCTCATTTTGAAAAATCCCCTTTCTTTGATAGATAATAGATGTTTTAGTATTTTCCCTTTAGGTACGGGAGAAACGAAAACCCGCACCCAATAAGGAGAAAATATCAATGTCAAGGTTGTTCCCTTAACTATATTTATTATACCATAGGTACGGTATAATGTCAATAGGAATTTTAAAAATTGAGATATTTATTCTCAAAAAAATCCTGCATAGAAGAATTGTATTCTTCTACAGTCATATTATAGTACGCTGCGGGAGAGGGTGCTTCATTACCCTGTCGATAACTGAAAGTGTCGTTACAAAGTTTTGTGTACATTTGAATTGCCACTTTGTTATAGTCTACGTTAGCAAGCATACACTTAATGACAAGTTTTTCGGGATTGTCGTCTGTTATGTCTGTGTAGTACTGGAAATATTCCTTTATGTTTTCCCTTATCTGATCCCCAAGTTCCCCAACAGAAAAGTATCTGTTGTATTCGTCATAAAAGGCACTATTCTGTTCAATTAAGGTCTGATACTTTTCGGGATTGAAAAGTATGTAGTCTGTGATAACCTCATTAGGAACATTGTGTCTAATGGGCTTGAACGGGATATTGGGTTTTGGTGGTTCGGGTTTTGGCTTGAATTTAAACATTAAATCAGTCCTTTCTCTTTGAGTTCTTCGCACTTATCCCATGCGAACATAAGCATTTCAAAGTCTGTGAAAATATGTACTGCTGTGAAAGCTGCTAATACCTGTTTATATTCGTTCCAGTCTGTTATTTCATTGAGTACCATTAAAGCGAGTTTTCTTTGTTCGTTGCGTTCCATGTTATTCTTCCTTTCCTGTTTCTGTTTCCTGTGTCTGTGGTGTACCGAAAGTCATTGATACTGTGTAGCCCTGTGGGAGTATGCCTACGAGTACTAAAAACTCGATTGCTGCAAATACGTCCGCGCGGGTGTGTGACTTGCTAAACTCTGTGAGAGCCTGCTGCAACATTTCATCAGGTGTTACCTGCTTTTGTTCTTCCATTGTTTCACTTCCTTTCAAATTTATTTGGTAATTATATTATAGCATAGGTGGTGCAATTTGTCAATAGGTTTGTGGTGCTTTTTAGAAAAAATTTTCAGTTTGGTAAGATTGTTACCTAACTGGTTCGGTAAGGATGTTACGTAACATTGTTACCTAACTGGTGCAAAATTACCACTTTAATTTTTTCAAGTGATACGATTTTATTTTTTTCAAATGGTACGTATACAAATTGCACAATGCACGGAAGAGGTACTTGTGCAAATGGTACGAGAGCCTGCACCTGTCGAGAGGTACGAGGGACGTTCTTTTTTACTATTACCC